AGAAAAGACTGGTTCAATAAAAACTTTCCTTATAAAAAATAATAATTATGGCTAAAAAAGAATTTCCAGAAATTAAAGAAAAAAATGAAGGTAAGTTTACTGCATGGGTAGAGAAAAACATGCCAGGCAAATCTACTTGTGCCGCTGCTAGCAAAATAATGAAAAGTACTAAGAAATATAAACCAGCTGTTGTTAAAATGGCTAATTATGCTAATAACTTCGGTTGTAAGAAAAAATAAGTTATGAAAACAAAACAAAGAGTAGAAAAAGATTATGCTAGAAATGCTATACATGATTATGAAACTGGTCATAAAAGCGAAGCTAATTACGAAAAGAAAAAAGAATTAGAAGTAGCTGCTGGAGAAATGCACGGTTATTTTGCCTCTGCTAGTAAAGTGCACAAGCACGGTAAAGGAAGAAGTTAATATGGCATTTAAGTTAAAGCCACCATACACGATAGATAACACGCCTATTTATAGAACTGGAAAGGATCGTGAAATAAATGGTGAAACTAAAACAAACGGTGCTATAATAATAGCGGATGACATTAGTGATCCGTATCAATTAGAAAACACTATTAGTCACGAGAAAGTACACGTTGATCAAATCATGCGTGGAGATCTTGAGTTTGATAATGAACATTATATTTGGAAAGGGAAAAAATATCCAATAAATAGCTTTAACACTGCGCAGAAAAGAAAATCTGCTCCGTGGGAAGTAGAAGCTTATAAAAAAGAAAAACACAAAAAACACAGACGATAAAAAATATATTATGCCTGGAAAAAAACACATGAATCAAGACAGACCTGTAGACGGTCAAGATACACTGCAGACAATGCAAGACAAAAAATCTGGAATATATCAAGATAGAACAGATGGTAAATTACCACAAGGTAGAGTTGCTCAACACTATCAAGATATGGATTCTAAAATGGCTCAAGATAAAGCTAAACAAATGGATACAATTCCCCTTAGTAGTAAAGGTTATGTTGGAAGAGACCTAGCTTCAGGTGCCAATGAAATTATTAAAGCGGGAAATAATGCTGCAACAAAGTTAGCTAACAATCCAATACCTCGAATTGATATTTCTAAATCAGGAAAAGTGGGAAGAGATATTAAATCTGGCGTTAATGAATTAATTGATGTAGGTAATAAAGGATTAAACTACGTATTCGGTAAGTAATTTGAATTTTTCTAAAACTGGATATAAACGTAATAGCCCTGATGTTAATAAACCCGTCAACTATATAGCTGGCGGGTCTATTACCATGAAAGGAGTAGACTTTAAAGTTTTAGGAATACCTAACAATGGGCCAGCTGTAGTAATGGAACCTGGTAAAGATTATGATTTTCCAGGTGCTGACTATGTAAAAGAAATACCTTTAAAATGAGTGAAACTAAAAAAACATTTAAAGAAACTAAAATCGGTGCTTTTCTGTCAAGTAAAGCTCCAAAGGTTTTAGCTGCTCTAGGTGATGTTCTACCTAACCAAGGCACACTTGGTGTAGTAAAAAATCTTATAACAAGTGATAATAAGATTAAGGCAATTGATAAAGAACAAGCTATGAAACTCATAGAGCAAGATATAGCTGAAATGAAAGAAGTTTCTAGCAGATGGAGATCTGATATGAAGTCAGATTCTTGGCTTTCTAAGAACACTAGGCCATTAGCCCTTATATTCTTAACAGCGTCAGCTGTATTTATGATGGCTGTAGATTCTTTTCACTTACAATTTCAAGTTGATGAAGCTTGGATAAACTTATTAAAAACATTGCTGGTAACAGTTTATGTAGCATACTTCGGAAGTCGTGGTGCTGAAAAAATAACAAAAATAAATAAATAAAAAATGGCAGCAGGAACAACAACAATAGATATAGCTGGTATAGAAGGAAATGAAGCGGCTCAACCAAGAGTATTTGCTCATTCGGCTAATGCTATAACATTACCAGCTCAAGCAGCTGATGCTTTCGTTTATACTTACCCAGCACCTCCAGATGACACAGCTGTTGTTATGTCAAGAGGAGCTTGTATATACGTAGGTGGTGCGGGAAATATTGATGTAGAATTAGAAAGTGGTGATAGAGTACTATTTAAAGGTGTAACAGCTGGATCTTTTTTACCTATATTAGCTACTAAAATATATGGCTGGGATGCAACTGATCCAACTCCACTACAAACAACTACAGCTACTGATATAATAGCCTTATTCTAAATGAGTATGGGTATGGGATTAACTATCCCAAACATAAGTAATTTACCCGGTGTTTCAAGACCTGGAGGAGATGGATTTATTAATAAGTTTTGTTTAGATTTTACTCCTGCAGCTGCTAAAGTAGTAATGGCAAACTTGTTTTTTCCTACGCAGTCTATTATATCAATGTGGTTTAATAATGATTCCGCATCGCCTGATGATATATTGCTTGGGTCAAATTCTAGCAGTGAACAAATAAGATTAAGAACAAGCGGTGGAAACATACAAATATTAGCTTCGTCGCATGGTAATTCAAAAACATTCAATACTACTGTTGCTTATAGTGCTAACACTTGGTATCATATTGCTTTTTACTTCACAAGTGGAACAGCATTAACTATATATGTAAATGGCCAATTGTTCACAGCTAGCGCTAGCTGGTTAACAGCTGTAGATTTTAAATCAATAGGTAATTCAGTAACATCAGGCGCTCAAGGTTTTGATGGCACTATAGATGAAGTTTCATTTTTCAATAATAATACTATAGATATAAATGATCTATACAACAATGGCAAGCCTGGTGAATTAAGTAGTTTTTCTCCTTCAACATGGTATAGATTTGAAGAAGGAAGTGGTAGCGTAGCTAACAACTCTGGGTCTGCTAATAATAATGGTACTATAACAGCTGCTGTTTATAGCACTTCAGTACCTTAAACACAATAAATAAAATAAAATCAAATAAAATCAAATAAAATGGCAAAAGCAAAAAAAATAACAAAAGAAGAATTAGAAAAAGTAACTAAAGTTTCTCAAGAGTATAATAGTATTATGCAAGCTATAGGTACCATAGAACTTCAAAAACAAGACTTTTTATTAAAAGCATCAGAAATAAGATCTAATGTTGAAGATATAAAAAAAGAACTTCAAGAATCTTATGGAAATGTTAATATAGATCTTGCAACTGGGGAATACGAAGAAAATGCAGAAGATAAGAAAGATTAGTATAGGATCTGATTACAAGAATGATGCTATGCATTATTCAACAGGTCAGGAAGTTTATGGTGGCCATATTATTAGTGATATTCTTTTTGAAAACCAAGATAATTCTTACAATATTTTTATAACAAAAAATGATGAAGTATTACCTTGGAAAAAGTTTAACTCTAATATGGCAGTGTCAGTAGAATACGATTTAAAGTATTAGTGAAAAGTTTATATAGCTTTATAGTCAAACCTTTAGAATCAAGGTATGACAATATTAGAAAAGTAGATGATAAAAATCTAATAATAAATACTAGTATTGAGAACCATATATTCGTGAGTAAAAAAGCTGTCGTTGTTTCGACTCCGGCAGCTTATGCTACTGACATTAAAATAGGTGACAAGCTTTATGTACATCATAATATATTTAGAAGATTTTATGACGTTAAAGGTAGAGAAAAAAATAGTGCTACTTATTTTAAAGACGACTTATATTTTGTTTATCCAGAGCAAATATATATGTATAATTTAAATTGTCATTTAGATTATTGTTTTATAAAACCATTAAACAACCAAAGCTTACTATACAACAGAAAAGAAGAACCTAATGTTGGTATAGTAAAATATTCTAACAAGCTCTCAGAAGCCGCAGGAATAACACCTGGAACACTTATTACGTTTACACCTAACTCTGAATTTGAGTTTATTATAGAAGGTGAACGACTTTATTGTATGAAATCTAATGATATAGCTTTAACACATGAATACCAAGGAAACGAAGAAGAAAATAATCCAAGCTGGGCAAAAAGCTATTGAAGAACTTATAAAGGTAGCAAAAGAAAAGATTGTAGACTCAGACGACGATGTAAGCGCTGACAGATTAAAAAATGCTGCCGCAACTAAAAAGCTGGCTATTATGGATGCTTTTGAAATACTTACTAAAATTCAAGAGGAAGAAGATATGCTAAATGAAAAACCTAAAAACAAAGTTGAAAAAAGTTTTAAAGGTTTTGCAGAAGGGAGAAGTAAGTGATTTACGAACAAACGCTTTGGAAAGAAATTAAAGATATTGTAAATACCAAGATACTATCTAATAACAATAGATTTAAAAAATGGGAGTATGGTTACAACTCTGATTATGATTTTATAGTAATAAGTAAAACTGGACAAATTGGACAAATCATTGAAATACAGAATCTCAGGATTGCTTTACCAGCAGCAAATGAACCGTTTAAACGAAGCGAAAAAAAAGCAGAGCAACGCTGGGAAAAGCAAGAGTATCCAAAAGAACTAAGTAGAATAAAGTCTAGGTTTGACTGGGAAGAACATCCTACTGAATTTAAAGAAAAATGGTACGATTATATAGATGAAGAATTTAAAAGAAGAGAACAAGGTTACTGGTTCTATAATAACGGTGCTCCTATTTATATTACTGGCACTCATTACATGTACTTACAATGGTCAAAGATTGACGTTGGAGCGCCAGATTACAGAGAAGCAAATAGATTATTCTTTATATTTTGGGAAGCATGCAAAGCAGATAATAGATGTTACGGAATGTGCTATCTTAAAAACAGAAGATCTGGATTTTCATTTATGTCCTCGGCCGAACTTGTTAACCAAGCAACAATATCTAGTGATGCCAGATTTGGTATACTCTCTAAATCTGGATCAGATGCTAAAAAAATGTTTACAGATAAAGTCGTCCCAATATCCGTTAACTATCCGTTTTTCTTCAAACCGATCCAGGACGGTATGGATCGTCCTAAAACAGAACTTGCATACAGAGTTCCAGCTTCGAAGCTTACTAGAAGGAAGCTTGAGAGCAATGAGCAACTAAGAGAACTAGACGGACTTGATACAACTATTGACTGGAAAAACACTGGTGACAACTCTTATGACGGTGAAAAGCTAAAACTACTAGCTCATGACGAAAGTGGTAAGTGGGAAAGACCTGACAATATATTAAATAATTGGAGGGTTACAAAAACTACATTAAGACTAGGATCAAGGATCGTAGGCAAATGTATGATGGGCTCAACTTCAAATTCATTAGATAAAGGTGGAAACAACTTCAAGAAATTATACTATAATTCAGACGTTACAAAAAGAAATAGAAACGGACAAACTTCTTCTGGACTCTATTCTATGTTCATCCCTATGGAATGGAACTACGAAGGATTCATGGATTCTTACGGATCACCTGTTTTCCTTAGAAAAGAAAATCCAGTCAAAGGAGTTGACGGTTATGAAATTACAACAGGCGTTATTGAGCACTGGGAAAACGAAGTCGATGGCTTAAAGTCTGATCAAGACAGTTTAAATGAATATTACAGACAGTTTCCAAGAACTGAACAGCACGCTTTTAGAGATGAAGCTAAAAACACTTTATTTAATTTAACAAAAATATATCAACAGATAGATTATAACAGTGAATTAAACAATGAGGTATCTGTAACTCAAGGTAGTTTTCAATGGATTAATGGTGTAAAAGATACTAAAGTAATGTTTTATCCTAATAAAGATGGAAGATTTTTAATATCATGGGCACCACCTAATAGCTTACAAAATAATGTAGTTATTAAAAATGGATTAAAACACCCTGGCAATGAACACGTAGGCGCTTTTGGTTGTGATAGTTATGATATTAGCGGAACAGTAGATGGTAAAGGATCTAATGGAGCTTTACATGGTTTAACTAAGTTTAGTATGGAAGATGCGCCACCTAATCAATTCTTTTTAGAATATATAGCTAGACCACAAACAGCAGAAATGTTTTTTGAAGATGTACTTATGGCTTGTGTCTTTTATGGCATGCCTATACTTGCTGAGAATAACAAACCAAGACTTTTATATTATTTTAAAAGAAGAGGTTATAGAGGGTTTTCAATTAATCGTCCTGATAAAATTTGGAACAAGCTATCAACTACAGAAAGAGAAATAGGTGGAATACCTAATTCAAGCGAAGATATTAAACAAGCACATGCTGCTGCTATTGAAAGTTATATAGAAACTTACATTGGTGAAACAGACCAAGGTTATGGTAATATGTATTTTCAAAAAACCTTAGAAGACTGGAGTCAGTTTGATATAAACAATAGAACAAAGCATGATGCATCTATTAGTTCTGGCCTAGCTATTATGGCATGTAATAAAAACAAGTATAGGCCAAACCCACAGAGAAAGCATCAACCTATATCTATAGGTATAAAAAGATACGACAATGACGGAATTATTTCAAAAATAATAAAATAAATAAATGCAAATTTCTTACAATCAAACAAGTTCTTTTCCAGATCAGGTAGTACCAGATGCGGAAAAAGCTACTATGGAATATGGTCTAGCGGTTGGTAGAGCAATAGAAGGTGAATGGTTTAGAGGTTATAGATACGGAACTAATGCTCCTGGTTATGCTGTTAACTTTAATAATTACAACTTACTAAGACTTTATGCAAGAGGTGAACAGCCAGTTCAGAAATACAAAGATGAACTAGCTATTAACGGAGACTTATCTTATTTAAATTTAGACTGGAAACCTGTACCTGTAGTTTCTAAGTTTGTTGATATTGTTGTTAATGGAATGTCTCAAAGAAGTTATGATATAAACGCTTATGCTCAAGATCCAGTATGTTCAAAGATAAGAACTGACTACGCTAGAAATTTAATGGTTGATATAGAAGCTAAAGAATATTTAGAAGAAGCTCAAAAAATGTTAGGTGTTGATGCTTTTTCACAAGATCCTATTAATGCTCCTAGAGATAAAGAAGAATTAGAAGTACACTTACAAATGGATTTTAAACAATCTGTTGAAGTTGCTGAAGAAGAAGTTATAAATCAAATATTAGATAAAAATAGATATGACTTAGTTCAACAAAGGTTTAATTATGATTTAACTGTTTTAGGCATAGGATCTGTTAAAACTTCTTGGAACAGATCACAAGGTGTTGTAGTAGACTATGTTGATCCAGCACATTTAGTTTATTCATATTCTGATGATCCTAATTTTGAAGATTTATATTATGTAGGTGAAGTTAAATCAGTTTATTTAGCTGATATTAAAAAACAGTTCCCTCAACTAACAGACGAAGAATTAGAAACTATACAAAAATACCCTGGTAATCAAGAATATTTAAGAAACTGGAGCGGCAAGCAAGACGATCAAACTATTCAAGTTTTATATTTTGAATACAAAAGTTATTCAGATCAAGTTTATAAAATAAAATATACTGACGCTGGATTAGAAAAAGTATTAGAAAAACCTGATACATTTGCACCACCACCAAATGATGGTTTTGAAAGAGTTTCAAGAACTATAGAAACACTTTACAGTGGAGCAAAAATACTAGGACATCCAATGATGTTAGACTGGAGAATGGCAGAACATATGACAAGACCAGTTGCGGATACTACTAAAGTTAATTTTAGTTACGCTATAACTGCTCCTAGAATGTATAAAGGACGTATAGAATCTTTAGTTAGTAGAATAACAGGTTTTGCTGACATGATACAATTAACTCATTTAAAGATACAACAAGTATTAGCTAGAGTAGTTCCAGATGGTGTTTTCTTAGACATGGATGGTTTGGCAGAAGTTGATCTTGGAAATGGTACTAACTATAACCCAGCTGAGGCTTTGAATATGTATTTTCAAACTGGTTCTGTAGTAGGTAGATCTATGACTCAAGAAGGTGGTATGAATCCAGGTAAAGTTCCTATACAAGAAATACAGACTGGATCTGGTGGTGGAAAAATAAACTCTTTAATACAAACTTATCAGTATTATTTACAACTAATTAGGGATGTAACGGGACTTAATGAAGCTAGAGATGGAAGTAATCCAGACAAAAACTCATTAGTAGGTTTACAAAAACTAGCAGCTGCTAATTCTAATACTGCTACTAGACACATCTTACAGTCTAGTCTTTACTTAACCGCTAGAGCTTGTGAAAACATATCTTTAAGAGTTGCTGATTCATTACAATTTCCATTTACAAAAGAAGCTTTAAAAAATAGTATATCATCTTTTAATACTGGAACTTTAACAGAGTTAATGAATTTACAAATTCATGATTTTGGTATATTTATAAAGTTAGAACCAGATGAAGAAGAAAAAGCTCAGCTAGAACAAAATATACAGATAGCTTTAAAATCTGGTCAAATAGATTTAGCAGATGCGATAGATATTAGAGAAGTTAGAAATCTAAAACTAGCTAATCAAATGCTTAAGTTTAGAAGAAAGAAAAAAGCAGAAGCTGATCAAGCAGCTGCTCAAGCTAACATACAAGCTCAAGCACAAGCCAATCAACAAACTGCTGAGAAAGCTATATTAGCTGAAATGCAAAAACAGCAAGCATTAACTGAAAGCACTGTACAAATAGAACAAGCTAAGTCTCAATTTGAAATACAAAGAATGGAGATGAAAGCTCAATTAGATATGAAAGCTTTAGAAATGAGGTATCAGTTTGATATGCAGCTGAAACAAATGGATGTATCTAGAGTTAAGGAAAGAGAGCAATTTATTGAAGATCGTAAAGATAATAGAACTAAATTACAAGCAACTCAGCAAAGCGCTATGATACAACAAAGACAGCAAGAGTTATTACCAACAGACTTTGAAACCCAAAGTAACCCACAAAGCTTAGGCGCAGACAATATGCCTATGTAACAATTATTAATTATTATATTATATTATGTCAGAAGAAACAAAAGAAAAACCTATAGTAGACGATACTAAACAAGGTTTAAAACTAAAAAGCAAGCCAAAAAAACTTGTTGATAAAATGCCAAACAATATAACTCATATTGATTTAAGCAAAGATCCTAAAAAAGATCTTCAAGAACAAGCTACTACTAAAGTAGAAATACCAACTGAAAAAGTTGAAGAAGTAAAAGCTGAAATTAAAGAAGAAGTAAAAGAGGATAAAATTGAAGAAATTGCTACTATAACAGAAATAAAAGAAGAAGAAAAAGTAGAAGAAACAAAGCAGCAGCTAAAAGAAGCTATAAGAGATGAAAAAGTTATTGGTAAGCAGTTACCAGAAAACATCGAAAAACTAGTTTCATTTATGGAAGAAACAGGTGGAACTGTAGAAGATTATGTTTCATTAAATAAAGATTACTCTAAGTATGACGAAAAACAAGTACTTAACGAGTATTATAAAAAGACTAAACCACATTTAAATCAAGAAGAAATAAGTTTTCTAATGGAAGATAATTTTTCTTATGATGAAGAAGTGGATGAAGAAAGAATTGTCAAAAAAAGACAATTATTCTTTAAAGAAGAAATTGCAAAAGCCAAAAACTTTTTAGAAAGTTCAAAGAGCAAATACTACGACGAGATCAAGTTGAGACCGGGCGTAACTCAAGAACAGCAAAAAGCTATGGATTTTTTCAATAGATACAACAAAGAACAACAAATAGCTGCAGAGCGTAGGGAACAATTTAAAGATACTACTAGTAAACTTTTCAATGAAGATTTCAAAGGTTTTGAAATTAAAGTTGGTGAAAAAAAGTTTAATTATAATATCTCTAATCCTTCCGCAACTGCTGAGAAACAGTCTGACTTAAACAAGTTCGTTAAGAAGTTCTTAAATGAAAAAGGAGAAGTTATTGATGCTGTTGGTTATCACAAGGCTTTTTATGCCGCTGAAAACGTTGATACAATAGCTAATCATTTTTATGAGCAAGGTAAAGCCGATGCTGTTAAGGATGTGATAGCTAAATCTAAAAATATAAATAATGATCCTAGGCCACAAGCTTCAGGTGATGTATTTATAAATGGATTTAAAGTAAAAGCAATAAGTGGTGTTGATAGTTCTAGGTTGAAAATTAAAAGTAAAAAACAACAATAACTAAAAATAAATAAATATGAGTTTTGTAACTGGCGGGAGTTTTCCTGCAAGCATCGTGCCTGCTCAAAAAAGAATGACGTTAAGAGAAAATTATCTTGACTTTTCTAATGGTGGTAGTAACGATTTCGCACAACAATATCTACCTGAGCTTTACGAAGCAGAAGTAGAAAGATACGGAAACCGAACAATTGGTGGTTTCTTGAGAATGGTAGGCGCTGAAATGCCTATGACATCTGATCAAGTTATTTGGTCTGAACAAAATAGATTACACGTAGCCTATAAAAATAGTGAAGTAAAGAACGATGTTTCTGACACTTCTGTAAATGCTACACTTACTCCAAACTTAGATAATACTGCTTCTCCTGGAGTTGCTTTAGGTGCACATGCTATTAGAGTTGGTCAAACAGTTTTAATGTCTGACGTTGCTACTGGATTAATTACAGCTAAAGCTGTTGTTCAAGCAACTACTACTACTACTTGTAGTTTAGCTGTTTACGGAGGAGTTTTTAATGGAGCTGGACAAGGTGTACCTGCTGGACTTTTAGGAGTTGGAAACTGTAACGTATTTGTTTACGGTTCTGACTTTGGAAAAGGAACAGTTGGTATGGAAGGTTCTATTGAGCCATCTTTTACTCAGTTTTCTAACTCTCCAATGATCTTAAAAGATAACTTTAAAATTAACGGTTCTGATACTGCTCAGATTGGTTGGGTTGAAGTTTCTACAGAAGAAGGACAATCTGGATACTTATGGTATCTAAAGTCTGAGTCTGAAACAAGATTAAGATTTGATGATTACTTAGAAATGAGTATGATTGAGGCTGAGTTTATGAGGCCAAGCAACCCTACTGACTCTAACGTACCTTACGATTTTGGTCCTGCTAGCGCGACTCAAGATATTAAAGGTTCTGAAGGTTTATTCGCTGCTATTGAAGCAAGAGGTAATGTATATTCTGGCTTTGCTGGTGCTGCTGCTCCTGGTTCAGGTGCTTTAGGTGATTTCGATGAAATCCTTAAAAACTTAGACAAGCAAGGTGCTATTGAAGAAAACATGTTATTCTTATCAAGATCTACGG